TCTGACGGATCGTGGAATCCACAGAACACATCCTCAATTTATTATCCTTACCTTGTACCGCTACGCAAGATTCGTGTATCAGCCACAACATCCACAGCACAGGAGTTTTTATTTTCTGGCTACACAACGGAGTATCGCTACTACTATGACCAAGCCGAGAACGTGGGCTATGTAGATATCTACGCAGCTGACGCCTTTAGATTGCTCAACCTTGCACAGGTTACGACTGTTACAGATTCAGGGGCAGGACAGGCAACCGGCACACGCATAGGCAAGATTCTCGATGAGGTTGATTTTCCTTCAAACATGAGAACTATCTCAACAGGGCAGTCCTTATGTCAGGCAGACCCAGGCACACTTCGCACATCCCTGTCGGCAATCCAGAACGCAGAGTTCTCGGAGCAGGGCGCATTTTACTTTGACGGGTCAGGCACAGCCATCTTTAAGAGCCGCAACGAGGTTGCATCATCTATCTCTGGCACTCCTATTGACTTTAACCAGACAGGCGATATCCCATACAAGAACCTAGTATTTGCCTTTGATGACAAACTTATCATCAACACAGCCAGCATCCAGCGCATAGGCGGCACAGCGCAGGTTTATCAAAACGCAGACAGCGTAACTAAATACTTCCCTCATCAGTACAGCGCCCAAGACTTAGTTATCGACACCGATGCTAATGCCCTCAACATTGCTGCTACTTTCGTGGCTACCCATGCAGAGACCACAATCCGCATTGATGCCATGACTGTTGATCTACTAGACCCAGCAGTCCCTACAGACACAATGATTGGCTTGGACTACTTTACCAACGTCAGAATCTCAAACATCCAGCCGGATGGCTCAACCATAGTCAAGACCTTGCAGGTGCAGGGGCTTCGCTGGGAGATTAGTCCAAACGCAATGCAAGTAACAGTTACAACACTTGAGCCCATCGTTGATGGATTCATCATCGGCAGCGCAGAACGCGGTATAATTGGCGTGTCTGCAATGACTTACTAGGAGATATAAATGGCAACAGGCTTTCCATCCGTAACGGGAGATATCCTTACAGCGGCAATGTTTAACGGGCTAGTAGCCTTCACAGTCGATGCAGACGCGACAGCAGACTACACAGCAGTCCTAGACGATCAGTACCAGGTCTTAGTGCCTATGAACAAGGCAACAGCAGTAGCCTTCAAGATTCCTACCAATGCTTCTGTTGCCTTCCCGGTAGGCACAGCAATTACAGTTCTTAACAAAGGTGCTGGACTTTGCACAATTAGCGCAGTTACACCTGGCACGACCACAGTCCTTTCAGCCGGTGCAACAGCAGCTTCTCCTACTTTGGCTCAATACAAGACAGCGGTCTGCATCAAGACTGCTACAGATGTTTGGTACGTTGCCGGTGGTATTGCGTAGTGATTGGAGCAATCACAGCAGGGCTATTTAGTGCCGGGGTTACGCCTGCCACTAACTCTTACGAGTCAATCGCAACTGTTAGCGTTGGGGTAGGTGGCGCTGCAACGGCTGTTTTCTCTTCTATCCCGTCTACCTTTAAGCATTTACAGGTTAGATTCTTAGCCAGAGACAATAGAGCCAGCACTGCAGATACCATTGCTCTTAGATTTAATCTAGACACCGGAAGTAATTATCGTATTCACTATTTACTAGGTGACGGATCATCTGTATCCTCGGGCGGTTTTGCTGGCACCTCACTTGAAGTTTATAGAATCTCAGCTGCTTCATCAGGGGCAAATATATTTGGCGCTGGAGTTATTGACATTTTAGATTACACTTCAACTAATAAGAATAAGACAGTACGAGCTTTAGGTGGCGTAGACCAAAACGGCTCAGGAGAAATAGTATTTGGCAGCGGACTGTACTTTGCTACGCCAGCTGCAATTAACTCAATAACTATCTTGCCTACAAATGGCACGCTGTTTAACGAATACTCATCATTCGCACTATACGGGATTAAGGGGTAATCATGGCAGCCGGTTCAACCTACACACCAATTTATACAACCACGCTAGGCAGCGCCCAAACAGCAGTAACTCTGAATTCATTTTCTGGATACACAGATTTAGTAGTTATCTTTAATGGTGGAGAAAACGGGTCTAACAGAGATTTTAAACTTACATTTAATGGAGATACTAGCGCCCTGTATTCTGCAACGCGCTTGCTAGGCGATGGCTCAACAGCACAAACTAGCCGCTCGTCAGGCGCAACATCGTTAGAAGGCGTAGTCGGTAACGCTATGTGTACAGCCATCTACAACATTATGAACTACGCAAACACAACGACATTTAAAACGGCTGTGTATAGAATGGGAGATGCCGGTTCACGCACTAGCGCATACGTTGGTTTATATCGCTCTACATCTGCAATAACCTCAATGACCTTTACAGCAGAGGCTGGCAATACTATTAACTCTGGTTCTTCATTCACCCTATACGGAATCGCGGCTGCATAATGCCTAATACATTTGAACTAATTGCCTCAAGCACAGTAGGAGTATTAGGTGCTACTTCTATTGATTTTACCTCTATCCCTAGCACCTTTACCGATTTGTCATTAAAACTGTCAGTAAGAAGTGATTTCGCTACTATTGGAGACACGCTTTATCTTGAACTAAATGGCAGTGCATTAAACTTTTCTTCTAGATATCTACGAGGTTCTGGCAGTGCAGCGGACACAAGCACCCTTCAGCAATTTGCAGGTTACGCAGATGGCGCAAACGAAACTGCTAACACCTTCTCCAATGTCGAGTTATATTTTCCTAACTATTTATCCAGTAATAATAAATCTTACAGCGTAGATTCTGTTGATGAAAACAATGCGACAACCGCATATCAGGTTTTGATTGCGGGATTATGGTCTCAAACAGCAACTATAAACAGAGTCACAGTCAAGTTAAACACTGCTCGTTCTTTCGTTCAATACTCAACCGCCTACCTATATGGAGTAAAAAATGCCTAATCCAACAAGAATCGAAATCAACTGCGAGACAGGCGTGGAGTCAATTATTGAACTCACCGATGCCGAGGTTGCAGAGATGGAAGCGCAAGCAGCCATCGCAGAAGCCAAGCAAGCAGAAGAAGATGCGGCAGCAGAAGCAAGAGCAACTGCGAAGGCAGCACTACTAGATCGTCTAGGCATCACAGCCGATGAAGCGGCACTACTACTGGGATGAAACCCGTACTGTGCAAAGCCGGACAGCAACTTAGGGAGCAGTTCGATGATACTTACCCGGATAGAGATAGAACCTCGGACGGCTGGATTGGCGACACTCGTCATTCAGCACGTCCTTCTGACCACAATCCTGATGCAGAAGGTATCGTCAGAGCGATTGATATTGACAGGGATTTATCTGGAAAGGCAAAGCCTGACCTCATGCCTGACCTTGCGGATCAGATACGACACGCAGCAAAGTCTGACAAGCGCATTGCTTACATCATCTTCGCAGGCAAGATTGCTTCCCCTCGCATGGGGTGGCGCTGGCGCAAGTATTCTGGAATCAATCCGCACACTAAGCATTGCCATATCTCTTTCACTAAGAAGGGCGATGCAGATGGCTCGTTCTTTAATATCCCAATGATAGGCGGCACAGCATGAACATGAAGCACCCAGCAATCCTTTCAGTAGGAGCGTTCCTAGCAGTATGGGGAACTACCTCTAACTTCTCACTTGACTATCGTGCAATCTTGGGCGCAGTCGTAGCTGGCGTATTCGGATACGCATCTCCTAAGAAGTGACAGCGCAGGACTACGCGGCATTATCAGTCGCTATTCTCTCAATCCTTGGCGGCGTTGCAGCTTATGTCCAGTTCATGATTAAGCATTACCTATCAGAGTTACGACCTAACGGCGGCTCATCTATAAAGGATCAGGTTAATCGACTGGAAGCGCGTGTCGATACAATCATCGAGATGCTAGGTAAGTAACACTTATCCTATGGCTAAGAAAAAGGTCATAGACCTAGACACCTACAGCGCCTTAGACGCTTATGCCATTTCGATGAATGAGTTTTACAAGGCACTACGCAGGGCTGGTTTTGCAGTTGATTTATGCCTAGCGATTATCACCGATAGAGACGCTTATCCAGATTGGGCATTGCCAGAACTTCCCAATCGCATAGACAACATTCCCTACGATGACGAGGATGACGATTAAGAAGATCGTAATACTCTCGGACTTGCAAGTGCCTTTCGAGGACGTGCATGTAGTCCGTAACATTGCCAAGTTTCTAGGCACTTTTAAGCCAGACCAAACA